AGTATAAGTAACACGTATGTGCAAAACTGTGAACAGCTTATTAAACAATTTTTAATCAATTCAATTGGAGAAACTAAAAACAGTTTCAAAAATATATGTGGATAACTGTAGTAAAGCTAGAGCTGAACAATTCCCCGGTTCTAAATTCGCCCCGGTGCGCGATGATGGACCTCCTGAACACAGGAGTTTCCGACATGGCGAATACCAATACGCCTTTCGGCTTCCGCCAGTACTCTGGCACTGGTTCGGCCCCGACCTACGAACAGGTCGCTGTCGTGATCAACTACAACGCTGCCGCGATTTACTTCGGCGATGCCGTCATTGCTGCCGCTGATGGCTCGGTGACCGCTGCCGCAGCTGCAAGCACCCAAGTCACTGGCGCTGTCGCTGGCATCTTCGTCGGCTGTAAGTACCTGTCGGTTGCGCAGAAGCGTACCGTCTGGTCGAACTACTGGCCGGGTTCGGATGTTGCTTCGGGCAACTCCGTCGAGGGTTACATCGTCAACGACCCGAACGCCAAGTGGACCGTGCAGTCGGATGCGACTGGCCTGACCCAAGCTGGCGTCAATGCCAACGTCGGCTTCAACACTGGCGCAGGCACCGCAGCAAACGGCATCTCCGGCGCTTACCTCGACGTTTCGACGCTGAACACCACGGCAACCTTGCCGTTCCGCGTTGTCTCGCTGCTGGCTGGTCCGAGCCTGAACGGCACTGACGCTGGCGCGTACAACATCGCCGTCGTCGCGTTCAACAACGCCGCCAGCAAGAACCTGACTGGCATCTGAGGAGCATGACCAATGGCTGTTAACCTTTCTGCGATCAAAGACCTTTTGCTCCCCGGTCTGCGCGGGATCGAAGGCAAGTACGAGATGATCCCGTCTCAGTACGACAAAATCTTCACGAAGCACAATTCGAAGATGGCGCTGGAACGCACCGCTGAGATGCGCTTCCTCGGCTTCGCACAGCTGAAGACCGAAGGCGGCCAGACCTCCTTCGATAACGGCGCTGGTGAACGCTACATCTACAACCAAGAACACGTTGAAATCGGTCTTGGCTACGCGATCACCCGCAAGGCTATCGACGACAACCTGTACAAAACCCAGTTCCAGCCGTCGAACCTCGGTCTGATCGAAAGCTTCCAGCAGACCAAGGAAATCTACGCCGCGAACATCTTCAACACTGCGACGACCTACAACTCGTCCATCGGTGGTGACGGCGTGGCCTTGCTGTCGACGTCGCACCCGATTGATGGCGGTGTGGTTGCGAACACGCCCACCACGCAGGTGGAGCTGAACGAAGCGACCCTGTTGAACGGCATGATCTCCATCCGTACCAACTTCCGCGATCAGGCTGGCCTGAAGGTCTTCGCCCGTGGCCGCAAGTTGATCGTCCCTGCCGCACTGGAACCCGTGGCCATCCGTCTGACGAAGACGGAATTGCGCCCCGGCACCGCTGACAACGATGTGAACGCGATCATGTCCACTGCTGGCGGTCTGCCAGAAGGTTACATGGTGAACGACTTCTTCACCTCGGCATCGGCTTGGTTCCTCCTGACAAACATCGACGGCCTCTCCTACATGGAGCGCGTTAAGTTTGAAACGGATATGCAAGTGGACTTTGTCACGGATAACTTGTTGGTTAAAGGCTACGAGCGCTACTCATTTAGCTACTTTAACTGGCGTTCTGTTTGGGGGTCAACTCCTTTGTAATAACGCTTAAAAAATAACGCTTCCCTTCTAAGGCTTCATGTGCTAGGTAAAACTTGCTCATAACCAAGGAAGGGGAGCGTTTTGTTTTTTCCAATCGAAAAACTGCATGAATATCTAAATTATGATCCTGAAACGGGTGTTTTCACTTGGATCAAAAAGTCCGCCAAGAACGTAATGGCGGGTTCCATAGCTGGAACTGTGAAGACCGTCCGCGCTAACAAGGAAGGTCTTAGTATCCGTTATCGCTACATCAAGCTTGAAGGTGAACACGCTGCCGCTCGTGTGGCATGGGCTATGACCTATGGTGAGTGGCCGGAATCTCGCGTCCGGTACGTTGATGGTGATACTCTGAACCTAAAAATTGAAAACCTTGTACTTTCAAATACGCTTCAGAGCGACCATGACCATAGTACTTCTGAGGGTAAAACCTCATACATGAAGGAATATCGGCAAACTTTCCCTGATAGGTCAAAGCATAATCACTTGATGCACTCCTTTGGCATCGGTCTGCCAGAATACATCCAGATGGCAGTGGACCGTGGCAACAAGTGCGACATATGCGGACAGCCTGAAAAACAGGAACGCGCTGGCAAGGTCAAGGCCCTAGCGGTTGACCATGACCACAAGACTGGAGCCGTGCGCGGGCTTCTGTGCAGCGATTGCAATACGGCACTTGGCAAGTTTCACGACAGCAAAGACCTGCTGACATCCGCGATTGCCTACCTGACCAAACATATGGTATCCTAGCACCACTCGGATGGTCTGACCGCTGTTGCGGACCTTGCACAGACAGGCCATCCCCCAACGTGCAAAGGAACCCAAAATGGGTAAGACTACGTTCACAGGCCCGATCCGGGCAGGCAACATCCTCAACACCTCCGGCACCACCATCGACAAAGACGTGAAAAACGTTGGTTCGGTTGTCATGGCTCAAGTATATGGCTTCACGCAGGCAGGCTCGGCAACCGCCTTGGCTACCCCCATCGTGCTTCCGGCCAACAGCCACATCCTGAGCATCCAAATTGTGGCCCCAACTGCGTGGACTGGCGCGGCTACGACCCTGAGCGTTGGTACTTCGGTTACCGCAACCGAACTGGTGGCGCTGACTTCTGTCCCCGTCGGCGTTACTGGGCTTACCCCCGGCACCGATGCAACCAAGACCGCACTGTGGGATGACACTGTCACTGGCGTTCGTGTGTGGGTCAAGTCGGCCAACACTGGTTCTGGCGTCGGAACGCTGACCGTCCGTTACATCCAAGCGCACGATCTCGCATGATGCGCGTAGGTAACAAAAAGCCCGCCATGTCGGTCAAGACCACTGTTTCAGTGGGCAAGCCGTCCAAGACGGAAGATGCCAAGGCGCATACCACCAACGGCAACAAAACCGTTTCCGGTGGCAAGGGTGTTTATGGTATGCCTCTGATGTCGGCAGCCGCCGCCAAGGTAAAGTAACGGAGGGGCTGAAAGGCCCCTTCTCCTCACAGGAGACACCCAATGGCAACCGCCGCATATCTTTCCGCTGACGCCACAGTGTCGGCCCACCGCGCCTCTGCGGTCACCACCAGCGACAGCACCGTCTTCGTCCAGCCCACCCGCGCTTTGTATATTGGTGGCGCTGGCAACATCACGGTTGATATGGCCGATGGTGGCACCGCCGTCCTGTTTGTCGCCGTTCAGGGCGGAACGATCCTGCCCATCCAAGTGACGCGCATCTACGCCACTGGCACCACCGCAACCAGCATCGTGGCACTGTACTGAGATGTTCATAGGGATCGCCATCAACCTCACGGGTCGTTTGCTATCGTCGGCCTCCCCCGCCGCCCTGTTTGCGAACGGGGAGGTTGGCGTCTGGTACGATCCCTCCCAAATAAACACACTCTTCCAAGACAGCGCAGGGACCACGCCTGTAACTGGCCCTAACCAGCCTGTTGGCTTGATGTTGGATAAGTCTCAGGGGCTGGTGCTTGGGAGTGAGTTGGTCACGAATGGTGACTTTTCTCAGGGAAGCACTGGGTGGACGCTAACATCGTCATCTGTTGTAAACGGCGCTCTTGATTGTTCGTCCGCAACCTCTGTTAATTTTGCAGTTGGCGGCATAACGGTGACTGCTGGGCGCACTTATTTAGTTTCTTTCACTGTCAGTAATTACATATCGGGGGTTATTCTTCTTCAGCTTGGCGTTGGGACAAATGTGGGAACGCCCTTATTTTCAGGAAATGGTGTTTGGACAGCAAAAATTGTTGCGGGGGCTGGAAACTCTGAAGTTCGGATGCAATGCAACAATAGTGGCTTTATAGGCACTATTGACAATATCTCTGTCAAACTCCTCGCTGGCAACCACGCCACACAAGCCACCTCCACGCAGCGTCCTATCTACGGGATCAACCCCATCACGGGGACACGCAATCTGCTGACCTATACGGAGCAGTTTGATAATGCTGTGTGGGGTAAAGATAGCGCTACAATAACTACTGATGTTGCAGTAGCCCCTGATGGAACAAATAGCGCAGATAAAGCAGTAGTAACTAATCGTATACTATGGTTTGATAATAGTGGGCTTACAGGATTTAAGACGCAAAGTTTATACGTCAAAGCAGAAGCTGGGACAGTCTTTACCCTTACTGCTATTGGCGGACAAAGTATTGCTGGCGGTTCTACTGTCACAGTAAACCTTACAACTGGAACAGTTACTTCTGGTCAAGGAAGTAGCGTAGTCGTGACATCAGCCGGAAATGGTTGGTGGAGAATAGCAGCAACTGCTTCTGTTGCTACGGCATCCGGTAACTCAACATATTGGCAGATAGGCGCAACTACTGGCATCTACATCTGGGGCGCACAACTCGAACTAGGCTCCACAGCCACAGCCTACCAGAAGGTCGTGTCGCAATACGAAGTCACAGAGGCTGGCGTACAGTCTGCATCCTACCTTGCCTTTGATGGCGTGGATGACGGCATGGTCACGGGTACGATAACACCGGGCATCGACAAGGTGCAGGTGTTCGCTGGGGTGCGGAAGCTGAGTGATTCCGCAGTTGCGATACTTGCAGAGCTTTCAGCAGATGTTAATAGTGCCATTGGTTCATTCCTTCTAGCCGCTCCGGGTTCCGGTCTTGGCAATATAAATGGCCGTATAAAAGGAACCTTGGAAAGCGGAGAATTTGGCGCAACTGTATCATCTCCAAACACGCGCGTGGTAACACTAACGGCAGATATAGCTGGCTCATCTGGAAAATTACGGCTTAACGCATCAGACGCGGCTGCATTTTCAGGTTCTCTTGGGACAGGAAACTTTCTAGCATACCCACTCTACATCGGTCGCCGTGGCGGAGTTTCCCTCCCCTTCAACGGTCGCATTTACAGCCTGATCACACGCTTCGGGGCTAACCTCACAACAGGGCAGATCACATCCACCGAAAGCTGGGTCAACTCCAAGACAGGGGCGTACTGATGGAAACCACAACGATAGCTTGCCCTCCGGGGTTCACTGACCCTGCAGTGGATGATGCCACCGCGCCGATTTGGGTCGATGCCAACGGTGTAGAGTACAAGGTGGCTTCTGGACTGCTTGAAGGGTATGCTACCACAGAACCAGTGCTTGCATCGCCGAAGCGTGTGAACGTCGTTGTTGGTGTGGATGGTTTGAATGCGTTGGCAATGATGGAGCTTGTGGCGAAAAATGGCTAACCAGACACTTTCGATCACCAAGCTTGGCCAGAATGAACCGTTTGACCTGCAGGTTGCGCGCGGGCAGATCACCAATCACCAAGCTCTATTTCGTTCTGCATACAGCAGCTTCGCCGTAAACAGCGCCACTCGCGCCATCTGGAACCGCGCATCGGCGTATGTATTCCCAGCGTCAGCGTCCATCATGACACTGTCGAGTTCGGTTGTCGGTGATGTTGGGCAAGCGGTCATCGTTCAAGGTCTGGATGCCAGTTACAACCAGATCAGCGAAGTCATCATCCTGAACGGCCAGACAGCCGTGAACTCGACCAAATCTTATCTGCGCATCAATGACATGCTGGTAGTGGCTGGCGCTCCAACTGGCAATATCTGCTTTGGCACTGGCGTCGTTACCGCTGGCGTTCCGGCCAACGTCTACAGCTTCATTTCCGCTGGAGACAACAAGACCCAGATGGCTGTTTATACGGTACCAGCTGGACACACCCTGTTTATCACGGGTGGCAGTGTCAGCACATCAGGTCTGTCAACGTCAGCGTTCATGACCATTGATTTCCGTGGCATCATTGGTGGCATTGATTATTCGTCTGCGAAAATCTTTGCTGCGAACACCTTCCAGTTTTTCCCGTATTCTCCGCCCAGTGCAGTGCCGGAAAAGTCTGATATTTACGATACGGTGCTGAACAGCGTGGCTGGGCCTGACAAGCTTATGACAAGCCTCACTGGCATCCTGATCAAGAACGATGGGGCACTCTGATGGCAACTTTCTATGTATATGAGCATTGGCGAACCGACAGGGATGAATGTTTTTATGTAGGAAAGGGCAAAGCTGGCCGTGCATACAAAATGCGTGATCGGAATATGCACCACCGTGCCATTGTTGCGAAAATTTCGCGAGCGGGATTTGCGGTGGAGGTCCGTATGGTGCAGACTGGCCTTGAAGAATATGCTGCATTTGCTCTTGAAAAAGAGCGAATTGCTTTTTGGCGTTCAGCCGGGGTAGACCTTGCAAATGCTACAGATGGTGGTGATGGCGTTAGCGGTTTGAAGATGTCAGACGCTGCTAAGGCAAAAATGTCAGCTGCAAAAATTGGCAAAAAGCAAGACCCAGAACAGGTAGCTCGCCGCATAGCACCTCTTATTGGGCGCAAGCAACCTAGAGATGCTATTGAAGCTGGCGCTCAGAAGCGACGTGGAAAAAAACTATCAGATGAGCATCGGGCAAAATTGTCTGCGGCACACACTGGAAAAGTCATAAGTGACGCAGCAAAAGCATCGCTTAGCGCCGCAAACAAGGGTAAGCCTTGGAGTGAAAAGCGCAGAGCAGCTGAAAATGCTAGGAGAGAAGCATGACCACCAGCGGGACGTATTCGTTCAATCCATCTCTTGGTGAGATTGTTTTATATGCCTATCAAAACATTGGCGTAAGACCAGCGGCCATTCTCCAAGAGCACATGGAGAGTGCTCGCATGGCTGCAAATATGATGCTTTCCAGATTTTCAAATCAGGGTGTCAACCTGTGGGCCGTTGAACTGGTGACCGTGCCGTTGATTGCGGGTCAATCCACCTATGACGTCGACGGCAGCACCATCATGATCCTTGATGCGTACACAACGACCGACAGCGGCATCGACCGCGTGATCATGCCGATCTCCCGTACGGAGTACGCGTCATACCCGAACAAGACCCAGCAAGGTTTCCCGACGTCATACTGGTTCGACAGATTGGTATCGCCGAAAGTCACCCTATGGCCTGTGCCGGATGGATCGTCGGCCACAATCCTGAAATACTACCGCGTGCGGCAGGTTCAGGATGCAAACCTGCAGAACGGCCAGACCGTGGAAATCCCGTACCGCTGGCTTGAAGCCTTCGCTGACGGCCTCGCCTATCGCCTTGCACGCATCTGGCAGCCGCAGATGGCAGTGGCGCTCAAAGGGCAGGCCGACGAAAGCTACCAGATCGCCGCAGAGCAAGACGTGGAGGCAGTCAACACCTACATCAGCCCGATGATTGGGGGGTATTTCCGGTGAGCTACGCATCGCGCGCTGGACGGGCGCGGACATCCGCAAAGAACCCGCAGGCACACGCGATCTGTGACCGCTGCGGCGAGCGTTTGAACCACGTCGATCTGTCGTGGCAGTTTGACTGGGCTGGTGCTGGGCTGATCAACAAGCGCCTTCTGGTGTGCGACCACTGCAATGATACCCCGCAGCAGCAACTGCGCTCCATCGTGCTGCCTGCTGACCCTCCGGTGATCATGAACGCTCGCCCCGAGTATTTCGCAGAATCTTCTACCGACCGCCGTGTGACTTCCGGCCAAAATACGGTCAATTTCAAGACTGGCATTCCAGTGCCGGGCGGCGACGTGCGTATCACGCAAGATGACCAAACCCGCGTCACGCAGCAGACTGGCTTTGCCAATGGCAGCTTGAACCAAGAGCCGGGCACCGATCCCAATGCTCCGGGTGACAATGCCCCCGGTTTGCCGTATGGTGACACAACCGTTCCAGAGACAGGGCCGATCTAATGTCGAATGTACAAATCCCGAACCTTCCCGGCGTTGTTGGTCTGAGTGGCGAAGAGCTTTTTGAGGGCGTTCAGGCGGGTTCTTCCGTCAAGATCAGCTTGGACCAGATTTCTGCGGCTATTCGCGGTGGAACCCCAACGACGCTTCCGATCCCAGTGGATGTCGGCGGAACTGGCATTTCTTCGTTCTCGGTCGGCGACATCATGTACGCCTCGGACACGGAGGTTCTCTCGAAGCTTCCGGCTGCATCAGCTGGCAACGCCCTGCTATCAGGCACCGCGCCATCGTGGGGCAAGGTTGGGTTGACCACCCACGTCTCTGGCGTCCTTCCGGTAGCCAATGGCGGCACCAACCAATCTGGCGCATTGACCCAGTACGGCGTGATTTACGGCAGCACCACCACTTCAATGGCGTCGTCAGTTGCCGGAACATCAACGCAGGTTCTGCACGGCAACGCAGCGGGCGCTCCAACGTGGGGCGCGGTTTCTTTGACGGCAGATATTTCTGGCATCTTGCCTGTGGCGAACGGCGGCACCAACATTGCATCCTATACCACGGGCGACATCACCTATGCCTCGGCTCCGGGCGTCCTTTCCACGCTGCAGGATGTGGCTACAGGCAACGCTCTGATCTCTGGTGGGGTCGGCGTCGCGCCATCCTATGGCAAGATCGGCCTCACTACTCACGTTTCAGGCATCCTTCCCATCGCCAATGGCGGCACCAACGCGTCTGACGCCGCAACGGCGCGCACCAATCTTGGTCTAGGGACGATTGCCACCCAGAATGCCAACGCTGTCGCTATCACTGGGGGAACCATCAACGGAACCACCATTGGTGCTACGACGCGCGCAGCCGTAAACGCTACCACTTTGGATGCAAACGGCAACGTCACCTTGGGTGATACCTCCGCAGATACTGTCCTATCCAATGCCATCATGGGCATCAGCGCCGCGCCTGTGGCTGGAAAAGGGTCTCTGCAGGTTGGAACAATCGGGTACACCGACACTGGCATCGTGGCTGGCGCAGCAAGTTCTGTGGCTGGGTACAACCAATTCGTTTTCCAGAATACCAGCAACAACGCTGCAGCATCCACAAACATCAACGTCTCAAACGATGCAGGATCGTCCACGACGAACTTTGGTGAGTTTGGCATCAACTCGTCCACGTTCACCGGAACTGGTGCGTTCAGTGCGGCTGGCTCTGTGTATCTTGCCGCAGCATCGACTGATCTGGCCATTGGCACATATGGCGCTAACGCGATCCACTTCGTGGTCAACAGTGGTGCAACCGACGCCATGACCATTTCTTCAGCTGGCGTCATCTCTGGCGCTGGCATCACATCGCTATTCGCCTCTCCGCCCGCCATTGGGGGCACGACTGCATCGACTGGTAGGTTTACAACCGTCACTGGCACGACCAGCATTCTATCGTCCGGCGCTGGTGGCGTTGGGTATTCCACTGGTGCTGGTGTTGCCGTCACGCAGCTGACCAGCCGTACGACCGCCGCGCCCACCACGGGTAACAAAACCTCTGGCGCGGTTACCCTTTTCACTGCAGCCCCAGTTGTCGGGACGTATTTCTCGTTCACTGTGCCGAACACTGCTATTGCAGTGACTGATACTGTCGTTCTTTCCGTCCGTGGTGCCACGAACACCTATGTAGCTTCTGTCACCGCCATTACTGCAGCCACATCGTTCCAAGTCACGATGGCATCCGTGGCTGGCACCGCATCCGACACCCCGATTGTCAACTTCACCATCATCCGTGGCGTCTCTGCCTAAGGAGGAAACCATTGTGATTTTCATCAATCTGGACGATATTTCGCTCATCGTAACAGGGGTCGGCGAATATGTCGTCCAAGAGCACTGAGGATCACAAGATGAAGGATGTAATCGCTGATCACGCGAAGGATTGGCTCACCCTCTTCTTCGCTGGCCTCGGAATATCTTTCGCCCCGTACGAATGGGTCGGCGGCATGTTTCTGGCCTTGGCTGGCGCTGCTTTCGCCATGAGATCGGACCCAGAGAGCGATCAACGCGAGATGTGGTTGGTACTTCTTGGGGCTTTCCTTGCCTCTCACCTTGCAGGAATGGCGTCACATTCTTGGTATCCAGATTTCCCTGTGCAGGTCACCATGTGCGTCACTGGCTTTTTATCCCGCAGGCTGACACGCTTTACGCTGAAAGTCGCTGGCATCATTGAGGGCAAGGGCGACCAGATCGCAGACAAAGTGATCGACAAATTTATCGGGGGTGAAAAATGATCTATCAAGGAAAAGCGCGCCACCCTGTCACCGAAATCTTCATCCACTGCACGGCAACGCCGTCCGACTGGCGTCCAAACGACACGTCGAAGCAAAGGCTGGAAGCTATCCGGCAGATGCACATCAAAGAGCGCGGATGGCGCGACATCGGTTACCACTGGCTGATCGACCGTGACGGATGGGTCATGGCGGGTCGAGCGGAGACAGAGATCGGCGCGCATGTCGCTGGGCACAACACTGGCACCATCGGGATCAGCCTGTTTGGCGGCCTTACGTCCCAGACGCACGACAAATTCTCCAAGAATTACACCTCGGCGCAAGAAGCGGCGCTGCGGAACCTGATCGAACAGATCAAGGGTCGCACTGACATCAAGATGATCCGTGGCCATAATCAGGTGGACAGCGGCAAGGCTTGTCCGGGCTTTTGGGTGCCGGATTGGCTCTGACGCCATACATACTGGCTGGTGGCCTGATACTCTCTGCAGCGACTGGTCTGCAGGGTTACCGCATGGGGGCCGCGAGCAATGAGGCACGTCACCTACAAGAAATGTCGAAAGCAGCAGAGAGAGCCAATGCCCTTGAGCGCGACAGGCTGGCATCCGAAAGGCAAGCCAGCCTCCTCGCACAGGCACTGGAGGATCAAGCATATGCCGAGCCTTCCAGCGTCGCTGCTTGTCTTCCTGTTGCTCGCGTCCTGCGCCTCAACAAGCGGTAGCAGGTCATCCCCGCCACCCAGCCTGACATCGCCTTGCAGCGCCCCGGTGTCGTTGCCGGAACGCGATCTGACCGACCAAGAGATAGAAGTTCAATGGGGTCGTGACCGTACGGCGCTTCGTTCCTGCGGAAGCCAGTTGGATGGACTGGCGAAGTGGGCTATAGTGCGGGCTGACAAGGGGTAAAGCCATGCCGGGATTAACGTACAGCACATACAAAACGCAGATCGCCCAGATGGCGGTCGTGGCGGAAGACGACGTGAACTTCTTGGCTATCTTGCCCATGATGATCGACTACGCCAGTCTTCGCATTTGCCGCGATCTTGACCTGATGTTCACTTCTGTGTCGCTTCATGGCGCTGGTTATGCGCTGACCGCAGGAAATAGGAACCTGTCTTTCGCGCAGAACCTGCCGGATGGGTCATCTTTTGTGGTCAGCGAACAGATCAACCTGATCACCGATGCAACCGATCCGACCAACCCTGACACCGGGACGCGCACTCCTTTGATGCCGACCACCAAGGAGTTTCTTGACGCCGTGTATGGTTCGGCAACGCTCGCAAACCGAGGGCAGCCGAAATACTTCGTGCCTTTCAATGAGACGCTGTTCTTTGTGGGACCAGTGCCGGACATCAGCTATTACGTTGAAGTGGTGGGGACCATCCGGCCTGCGCCGCTTTCCGCGACAGTGCCTGAGACGTTCATCAGCCAATACCTGCCTGACCTGCTGGTCATGGCGTCGATGATCTACATCTCGGCCTATCAGCGCAACTTCGGCAAGGAGAGCGATGACCCGCAGATGGCCATGAGCTACGAGACCCAGTATCAGACCTTGCTCAAGTCTGCGACCGTCGAAGAAGCTCGCAAGAAGTTCGATGCGGCGGCGTGGTCCTCGCAATCCCCGGCAACCGTTGCCAGCCCAACGCGAGGCTAATCCATGCCGCATGCCAGCCTAAAGCTTATCCCCGGCGTTGACCGGAACCGCACTGAAACCTTGAACGAGGCTGCGATCTGGGGCAGCAACCTGATCCGCTTCGTGCCGGATCGGCAAGGACAAGGGTTGCCGCAAAAGCTTGGCGGCTGGAGCAAGTTCATCAACACGACGTCTTGGAATGCCGTCGTTCGCGCTCTGCACGCTTGGTCCGACACCAACACGCACAACTATCTGGCAATCGGAACTGACAACTCGCTTTGGACAAGCGAAGCGAGCAGTCAGGCTGTCAACGTGTCGCCGCAATACTACACGACCGATCTGCCTGTCAGCATAACGACGGTCAGCGGAAGCGCAGACGTCATCGTCACCGACGTCGGCGCAAACATCTCATCGTACGATGCAGTCTACTTTAAGACCCCAGTTAGCGTGAATGGGATCATTCTTTCTGGCTTCTATTCCTGCAGGTACAATCCGCTTGCGCCGTCCAGCAGCTATATCCTGACGGCCACCAACATTATCGGAACCCTCACTCCAGCCACGTCGTCTGGCACTGGTGGGGCTGTGCCGACATTTACCTCCAGCTTGTCTCCAGCGTCACCGACGATCTTGGTCACGTTTGCAAACCACGGGTTTTCCGTTGGTTCGACTTTCTCCGTTCAGGTGGAAACAGAGATCGGCGGAGTTACCCTGTTTGGCGACTATATCGTCACCAGCCTTCCTGTGGTCGACCCAGTCAACACGTTCACCATCGCCGCAAGCAGCGCCCCGTCTTCTGCTACTACGGTGGCGATGAATGGCGGCGAGGCAAAGGTAACTTATTACATCGGACAGCAGGCCCTGCCGCCGACTGGCTATGGCGCGGGCGGTTACGGATATTTCGGTTACGGCAACAACGTCGATCCAACCGTAGCAATAGGCAGACAGTATTCCGGCACTACGGTCAGCACTGTAGGTGTTATCACCACCGTCACGATCCCAAGCACTTGGGTTGATATTCCGGTGGGGACGATTGTGCAGGATACAGCAACCCCGATCCCAAACAATTTTACCATCACTTCTTCCGAGGCTGGCGCAAACAGCACTTTCACGTTCACTGGCGTTCCGTACGGGACGACTTTCAACGTCGCAACGTGGGGCTTTGTCATGCCGAACTTGGCTGACACGGATTGGTCCCTCGACAACTGGGGTGAGTATCTGATCGCGTCACCGCACGGTGGCGAGATTTTCTTTTGGCAGCCGTCTCAGAAGAACGGTCACGCTGCGGTCATCCCAAATGCTCCATTGATCAACGAGGGCTGTTTCGTAGCTATGCCAGAGCGGCAAATCGTAGCCTATGGCTCCACGTTCACTGGCTTCCAAGACCCCATGCTGGTCCGGTGGTGCGACATCAGCAACTTCACAAGCTGGGTCGGTACAGTCACCAATCAGGCTGGCTCGTATCGTATTCCCAAGGGGTCTAAAATCGTCGGCGGCATTCAGGGACCACAACAGGGCCTGCTGTGGACTGACCTCGGACTGTGGTCGATGCAATACGTCAACCAGCCGTTAATTTACTCCTTCAACGAGGTTGCGTCCGGCTGTGGCTTGGTGGGCCGAAAGGCTACTGGCACATTGGCTGGCGAGGTCTACTGGATGAGCCAGAGCCAGTTCTTCAAGCTGTCCGGCAACGGCGTTGAGCCTGTCCAATGCCCGATCTGGGACGTTATCTTCCAAGACATCGACACCGACTATTGGGAAAACGTACGCTGCGCCCCGAACTCCCGCTTCGGCGAGATCGCATGGTATTATCCCACAACCAACTCCAACGGCGTCCCGACCAAGTACGTCAAGTATAATGCCCTGCTTAACCAGTGGGATTTTGGCGAACTGACCCGCACTGCTTGGATTGACCAAAGCGTCAACGGGCCGCCGATTGGGGCTGGTGGTGACCTGAACATTTACCAGCATGAGACGCAGAACAATGCCGATGGCGGCGTCATGAACTCTTGGTTCCAAACTGGGTATTTCACTATCCAAGAAGGTGATCTGAAGACCTTTTTGGATCAGGTATGGCCTGACATGAAGTGGGGATTTTACGATCACCCGCAAACCGCCAGCGTCACGATCACCTTCTACACCGCAGATTACCCGGGCGACACGCCGAAGGCCTATTCGTACACGGTCACGCAAGGCACCCAGTTCGTCACGCCGCGCTTCCGTGCAAGGCTTGTTTCGATCAAGGTGGAGAGTAATGACAGCGCCGATGCGTTCTGGCGTCTTGGAAATCTTCGTTATCGCTTCCAGCCTGATGGGAAATTCTAATGTCGTCTCTTTCAGACATCTTCACGGTATCCAAAAACATCGCTGTGGCGATCAACAATGTCGCGCAGACCTATCTGAAGGTCCAAGGGGCCAAGCGTTCCGACACCCTAACCACAACCGCTCTGGTAACCAGCGGTCAGGGACGACTGGCGTCAGTCAGTGTCGTTGTCGCTGGATCGTCAGATGGGATGATCTATGACAGCAGCGCCTCCGGCACTCTGGTGAACGCTCTGGCCGTTATCGACAGCACCCTCGGGGTTCACGTCTTGAACCTGCCTTACAACAACGGACTGGTCGTAGTCCCCGGCACCGGAATGACGGTTGTCGCAACGTACTCGGAAGGATGACATCATGCCGTTGAAAAAGGGTTCGTCCCAAAAAACGATTTCCAGCAACATCTCTGAGATGGTTTCTTCAGGCCATAGTCAAAAACAGGCCGTGGCAGCGGCTTTGCGGACGGCGCGGGCGCATGGTGGCAAAGTTCACAAGGGCGCTATCCACAGCTCTGTGGCGGGCCGCACGGACCATCTGCCGATGCACGTCGCCTCAGGCTCCTACGTCATCCCTGCCGACATCATTTCGGCAATGGGCGAAGGCAACAGCATGGCTGGGTTCAAGGTCGCCAAAAGCATTTTCAGCCGCGACAATGGCGACGTCACTAAGGGCACGCCATATGGTGAAAGCGGTCTTCCGTACGATGCAGAAACTCCGCATAGGGCAACTGGCGGCTCCACTGGGAACCCGAACGCCACTGCTGCCATCGCGGCTGGAAATCAGCGCGTGGCAGCTAATCGCGCGGCATCGGCAAACTACGCACAGCAGGCCAACCAACGTGATGGTACGCCGATCCCAAGTCATCTGCAGGGGTATTCGAAGAGCGGATCAGGCGGTGGCGGCGGCCTTGGTGGCGGTGCAGCTGACAGCGGGCGCGCGGCGACGCAATACACTGGCCTGTGGGATCGCATCAACGGCGGCGGGCCGGGCGCTGGGCTTTTTTCCGGCAATGGCGGTGCGTCAGGTCAAAGCGATGCCAACAATGGCTCCATGCGCAAGCCGGGCTTCTGGAACCAAGCTGCGCCGATCATTGGCAGCATGATCGCAGGTCCGGTTGGAGGACTGATCGGAACTGGCATCAAAAAGAACGATCAAGGTCAATCAGGCTTCCAGCAACTTGGGGATAAAATTGGTTTTGCCGATGGCGGTGAAGCTAGCGGCGTGCCAATCGTGGCGGCAGGTGGTGAGTATGTCATCCCGCCCGAAGATGTGGTACATATCGGTGGTGGCGATCTCGACTACGGGCACAAGGTCTTGGATGCTTTTGTGAAAAAGATGCGCCAAAAAACCATCAAAACCCTGCAGTCTCTGCCGGGTCCGAAAAAGGATTAAGATGACCATGAGCGAAATCTTCGTCAGGACGGGTGTCGAGGAAGACTTCAATGAATTGATGCGTCTTGCGATGGATGCGACGCGGGAAAATGCCTTCGTCGAGCCTGACACGATGATGCTGGCAGATCACATGTATGCTGCCTTGACCAACAACATGGGGGTGGCAGGCGTCATCGGCGGCGGACCGGGGGAGACCTTGGAGGCTGCCATTGTGCTGCGGATCGGCCCTATGTGGTATAGCCCTGAGCCTGTCTTGGAAGAGAAGGCAATCTACGTTGCTCCTGAGTTTCGGTCGGCAAAAGGCGGGCGCGCCCGCAAGCTAGCCGAATGGGCAAAGGGCATTTCAAAAAATCTTGGTATTCCTCTGGCCATTGGGGTATTGTCCAACACGAGAACCGAGGCGAAAATCCGTCTCTACGAACGTGTGTTCGGCGCTCCGGCTGGTGTTTACTTCCTCTACAACGCCAAAACGGGCCTGACTGAAGGATAATCGCGATGGGCGGCAAAAGCGCAACCAGTACTTCCAAGGTAACTATCCCGCCAGAAGTGATGGCTCGGTACAATGCGGTCAACGCACGGGCCGAAAAGGCTGCGGCAACTCCGTACGAAAAATATGGGAACAGCCCCACAGATTTTGTCGCCCAGATGAACGCCCAGCAGGACGCTGGCATCAACACGATCAATGCCTCCGGCGGCCCGTCGTACCAGAACATCGACAAGTACATGTCGCCATACATCAAGAATGTGGCTGACACGACTGGTGCCATGATGCGCCAGCAGCAAGAGCAGGCCCAGTCTGGCGCTCTGGGCAGCGCAATCTCGTCGGGTGCATTCGGTGGTGACCGTGCTGGGATCGCGGCTGCCAACCTGCAGCAGCAGAACCAAATGGCCTACGGCAACACGATGGCCAACATCTACAACCAAGGCTACACGCAGGCGCTGGGCGCAAGCCAAGCCGATCTTGGACGCCAACTGCAGGTTGGTCAGACGCAACTAGCCGCTGGTACGCTGGGTCAGCAGACCGAGCAAGCTGGTAAAGATGCCATGATCAAGCAATTCATGCAGGAAAAGGGCTACCCGTTCCAAGTCGCTCAATACCTTGCGAACATCGCTATGGGCACTGGCGCGGCATCTGGCAGCACAACTACGTCCACTTCTCCGGTTGGATTTTTCCAAAACCTCAATACTGGTGGCCGTGTAGGAAAAGACAACGGCGGCGGCGTGGCTGGACCAATGTCGGATAGCCAAACTAATGTGTGGGGCGAGGGCTATGTACCAGCTGGGGTTTTGCCTGTTGGTCAGTTGATGGTAGCAAATCCGCCGGATCAGCAGCAGAACAGCAATGGTTCTGATACCATGATGAAGTTGGCGCAACTTGCTATGGGCGCGAAGCGTGGCGGTGTCATTGATGGTCGGCATGGATATGCAGAAGGTGGCGGAAGCACGCCGTTGACGCCGGAAGAAATGGAAATGTTCCGTCGTCGTCAGGCTATTTTGCGTGATCCATCAATCGACATGCCCAATACCGGAACTGACACCTACCAACCGCACGGAAATAATCAGGCAGTAAGATTAGGAACGGAAGCTCCGCCAGTGCAGCCGCATCCATATGCTGGAGGCACGGGGTATGGCGGTCTGGCTGGAGGACAGCGTGCGGAGGCATCATTGCCGACTACGCCGCAGACACCGGGTGAAACCATAAGCTCTTATGGTCAGCCCATCAGAAACTTGGCGAAAGCAACTGGTCATGCAATGCTGGGTGACCTTGATAGCGGTCTTGGCTACATTGGGGCTGGCGTAACTGGTGGGGCTGGCAGTCTTCTGTCGTATCTCGGTGGAGAGAACTACGGCGGAAATTATCTCATGGGTTTGGGTTCTGATTTGGCTGACACCGCTAAATTTTCCCATGAGCATGGATGGCAGAGAGCGAATGAAGAATATAATAAACCGTATATTTCATCGGTAACTAGCCTTCCTGCGCAACCGACTGGCGTAGCGCCGCAGGTTGCGACTGCCGAACCGCAGGGTCTTACCGCTAGCGCGAATGCCATCGGTGCAGCTGGCGCTCCAGCTGGCGCTACTGGCGTCATGCCAATCAATGCACAGCCGCAAGACCTGCCTGCCCGCGCTGGCGTAGCGCCGCCGTCGCGGCCTATGCAGCAAACTAGCGCCACTGATGTTACTCCAGCTGTCTCCGCAGGAACTTACACTGGCGTCTCTAAATCTGGCCCCGGATGGGTAGATTTGGTGCGCCCCGATGGTTCTGTTGAACATCGTGAGGGTGCGGCAAACTGGCGCAACAATAACCCCGGAAATGTCGAGTACGGGGATTTTGCGAAGGCGCATGGCGCTATTGGTACGGATGGTCGGTTTGCAATCTTCCCTGATGAGCAGACCGGAGCGAACGCTTCAAAGGATTTGATTTTCAATTCCCCCGGTTATCGCGGTATGACCATTGAGCAGGCGTTGACTAAGTATTCTCCGCCATCGGAAAACCCCACTGGAGCCAAAATTGCAGCCATCACGGCTGAGATAGGCTTGCCGCCAAACACTCCTATGGACCAAATGACGCCGCAGCAGCAAAATGCGTTCATGCTGGCGCTTAGACGTACCGAAGGACCGATGACTGGAGACGTTGGAGCGTCGAGGCCCTACACCACTTCCACTTTAGGAGGCGTCGGCGGCGCAAATATGAACGCAGAGCCATCGCAGCAGCTCGGGGGCCTTGCTGGAAATGTTAAGCCTTACGAACAGCGTAACGTCATCGGCAAGTTCTTCCATAACCCTGACGGTTCCTTAAACACGAATGCCATCAGGTCGATGATTGGTGGATTGGGCGCTATGGCTTCATCGCGTAGCATGTCCCCCATCACTGCGCTTCTGCAGGGTGTTGCTGGCGGCGAAGAAACCTACAGAAAGCTTGAAAAGCAAGCGGCAGACATTGCTCAGACGCAAGCCGCAACCCGTCAAACTGATGTTGCAACAAACGCTGCCCGCTTCTTCAAGCCGGAAGGTGGGGTGGCTATGGTCACCCTCCCGAGTGGAGACACGGTTAAATACTGGGACTTCATTCGTGATCCGAGCATGCAAGCAAACATCAACCCCGAAGAGCTTACTCGGATCAAGACCGAGGCAGCAGCAGCAGGTGTTTCAGCGCCAGCCGACAACTCTGGAATGGGAAGCATATTCACCGACCCTACTGGTCAAGAGATCATCAATCGGGAAGCATCGCGCGTCGAAGGCCCCGGTTACGACACGGCGATCCAGCGCAGTGCGGAAATCCGCGATGAGGTGAACAACGACGCTTCTGCGGCAATGGGTCTTCACGACACCACTGTCGAGCAGGCTCGCGCTGTATCCAGTATGCTTTCTGGCTCCGGCCTGAACGTACCCGGTGCAGCTGGCTCTGCACGGGCACAAATCGTCAAGTATGCGAACACCATCCTGTCATCATTGGGGCTTTCTGGGGTGTCGGTTGGTGAGGGTGATACCGATGCTGACATCTTGGGAAAGATCAGGGCTGGTGCCAGCTTAGCCGCTGCGCAGGGTGCCGATCAGTCCAGCGTAGAAGCCTTGAAGATCATTTCCAGCGGCATGCCGAACGAGAACATCACCCCTGAGGCGAACGCCGCCATTATGGCAAACATCATGGTCAGCCAGAAAAAGGCAATCGACAAAGAAAAGCTGTACGCAGACTATTCCACCACCAACCCCTATGGGACGGTGTTTGGTGCATCCAGCATGTTCTCTCGGATGAACCAGAAGTACGACATGGAGCGTGATGCTCTGCAGCGTCTCATGCAGGTCGGCGGTACGAAGGGAACGGATGGCGTAAGCGTCATAGAGCGCTTGACCTCTGGAACGCTGTCCCCTGAAGATGCGCAGGGACTTATCTCCGCCGCACTTGGCGGGAATGCCCCGGAAGAGATGTACATGTACTTCATCCCATATCAGGCAGGTTAAGAAAATGGCTATTGAGGACTGGAAGCTTCCGGCAAGTGGCAGTGAAAACAAGCCACTGACTGATTGGTCTAAGCTATACCCGTCACTCGGCGGCGGCACTGGGGGTGAGGGCACTCCCAGTGTGCAAGCCCCTGCTGAACCTGCGGCAGCGCTAGATCATGCCGCAGTGATCCCGTCAGGGCCGCTGCGTGTGGCTCAACCTGATATTGGCGGTGGTCACAAGACGCTTGAAGAAACCAACAAGATGGGCCTCAAGGAGTTTGCCTCTGGCGCAGCTCAGAATGTGCCTGAGAGCGTCGGTAATGTTTTCAGCGGCTTGTATGACGCGGCTACCAACCCGTCGCAGACGTGGGGGGCCATCAAACAGATTGGCTCAGGCATCGCATCGAAGGCATCCGGCGCACTGGGTGGCGAGCGCACCCCTGAGAATGAGAACGTACTGAATGCGCTTCTCAACGAGTACGCTGACACATACTCCTCATGGTCTGGGTTCAAGAACAAGCTTTACAACGACCCAGCGTTTATTGGCATGGATGCTGCCACAGCGCTGGGTGGCGCTGGCGCTGCCGCAAAGGTAGCTGGTGCTCCCGCCAAGGCCATTAAGGCGATCTCAATGGCAGAGAAGGTCTTGGACCCGGTTCAGGGTGCCATCGCAGCCGCCAAGGCCCCTGTGAAGCTAGCTGGTGCCATTGGCAAGACGTCTGCTGCTACAGCGTCCGGCGTCCCAAAAATCGCATACGACATGGCGCAGGCGGCTGGTGCCTCCAAAGACCCGGCAGCACGGAAGGCATTTTCCCTTGCTGCCAGTGGCAAGATGGACAGCCAACAGCTCGCTGACACCGCCCTGAAGTCACTTGATGAACTCAAACAGCAGGCTAGCAACGAGTATAAGACGACCCATGCGTCTATTTCTCGTGATCCTGTCGACACTACGCCGATCCACGACAAGATCAGCGAGATCGAAGACCGTCTTGGCGCTAATACTCCGACCACTATCAGAGACCCAGCGACAGGGAATATGATCACAACCACCGTTGGTCTTGTTCATGCCTCTGAAGAACTCAAGCGCCTCCAAAAGATGCGCGAGATCATTGAGGCCGTCGATAATAGTGCCAACCCTATGTCCCGTACGGTAGATGGCGTTGACAGTGCAAAAAAAGCCATCGACGACATACTGGGGGATTACAAGGGCAACAAGATGGGCCTTCTTAACGAGGTGAAAACTTCGACGAAGGGCGCGATCAATGCCGTAGACAAAACATACGGCGACATGCTCGACAGGTGGTCAGATTGGCGCAGACAGCTAAAAGACCTGCAAACGCAGCTTGTTGGCACAAACAACTCATCAGACAGCGTACGCATCGCTAAGCTGCTAAAAACTCTAGGGAATGAGCGCAAGATGAACCTCTTGCGAATGATTTCCAACACCCCGAGCGGGCAATATCTGGCCGAGATGATCGCCGGACATGCCCTTTCTGGATGGGGGCCTGCCAGTGGTCGCGGACTGATAGATGTTCTGGCTGGTGGTGGCCTGTACTATGCTGGCGCGCATCCTGCGGCCATTGCAGGCGGTGCGGCTCTGGTGTCCCCGAAGATTGGCGGTCAACTAGCTAATAAGGCAGGGATGGCTGGAAGAATGATCGGGAATGTTGCCCCTCCGCAAGTCGCCATGAAACCCTTGTCTATGACAGGAAACCTTGAAGAAGATCGCACGCAACGCAAGTCCGGCGGTCGTGTCTCTTCGCACGACACCGACGCTGACCAGTTGGTGCGCGCAGCAGAACGTGCTAAGAAAGGTTGGAGCGCCCAGACCGAGCCATTGCTGAACCAAAGCGATGAGGCGGTCGCCCACGCCCTCGAAGTCGCGAACAGGAGCATCTGATGGTCACCACGAACAAAGTCCTAGCGCAACCCTCGCAGGGCGATCTCAACTGGGATGTGCCGCTGAACCTAAACTTCGGGGTCATTGACGCTGCGCTGGGCGGAACCACAACCATTGATATTACGGGGGTTACGGCCACCCCTGTGACGATGACCGCAGCCCAGTATCAAAAGCTGATCCTGCACTTCACGGGCACCCTGACCGCCAACGTGGTCTATCAGGTGCCCAGCGGTGTCGGCGGTCAGTGGATCATCACCAGCGCTGCCACTGGGGCCTACACGATCACCTTCCAGACCGCAGCGGCTGGCGGCACCAACGTCCTGATCCCTGTTAGCGTGACGGGCGTGACGGCGTATTCGGATGGCACCAATGTCTACCTGACAGGCGGCGGCGGGGCTACTGGCGGTGGGGCTGATCAGGTCTTCTTCCAGAATAGCCAGACGGTTACCACATCGTACGCAATACCGTCCGGCAAGAATGCCATGAGCGCTGGACCTGTTACCATCAACGGCGGCGTCACCGTCACCATCCCCTCTGGCTCAGTCTGGACAATCGTATAATGAGCAAGATCACTTTAGCCCCCAACGCCGCAGGAACTGCCACCTTCACTGTGGCTGCGCCGAACACTTCTACTGACCGGACGCTGACGCTGCCTGACACCTCAGAAACCCTCGTAGCGCAAGGCACGGCCTTAACGCTCGGAACTGCTGTGGCGTCCACGTCTGGAACGGCTATCGACTTCACTGGCATTCCAGCTTGGGCAAAGCGGATCACTGTGATGTTCAACGGTGTTTCTACCAGTGGGACTAATAGCATTCTGATCCAGCTTGGCTCTGGTACTGTCCAGACCTCTGGATACCTTACCTACAGCAGCAATATGGGCAGCGCGTCAGTCTCCAACGGCCAAAACTACACCAGCGGTTTTGGTATAGCCATCACCAGTGCTGCCTATATCACAAGTGGCTCTGCGGCCTTTTCCACATTTGGCTCCAGCGCTTGGACAGGAAATGGTTTCTTTGCAGACAGCAGCGGTGTAAACGGGTTCCCCCTTGGTGGAGTAGTCTCCCTCTCCGGCGCGCTTGACCGCATTCGCATCACCACTGTGGGTGGCACCGACACCTTTGACGCTGGCTCCATCAACATCATGTACGAGGGCTGATCTATGTCCACGATCAAGGCAAACTATCTCCTCGACGCGTCCGGCGGCAACACGGCGCAAGTGAACGGCATCACGCCGATTGACAGCTCTGGGGCGTTACTGGCAAACGCAGCAGCACCTGCTGGTGCCGTCGGTAGCTATGCGTTGTGCTTTCGGACTGGGGCTACTACTCTCTATGAGTACGGCTCCACCATATCTGGCTCCACGCTTGCGCCATCCGCTGCTAGCGGAGAAGCTGGCACAACCACATCTCTGTCTGGTACTTGGATTGTACTTGGATTTTTCAAGTCTGGCGGCACCAGCACTGGTGGCACGACCCTCTGCAAAAGGATTTCGTGATGAATTATCGTAACGCCAAGCATATCGGAAATGACCGAATTGACTGCGAGATCGAACATCCAAGCTATGGATGGATACCGTTCACTTGCGACCGCAATGACGCTGGCGCGCTGTTCGATGTAGTTTCGCTGTACGATGCAATGATGGCTGATCCCAATACCGCCGCTTATATTCCAGCACCAGTTCCAGTGCCCGCATCCATTTCGTTCGCACAGCTTATGATCGGGCTTGTCACTGAAGGCTTCATCACGGAGGCCGAGGGCGACGCATGGCTGGCTGGTACGCTTCCGGCGGCTGTCTTGCTGGTGATCGACAGCCTGCCCGCAGATCAGCGCTTTGCCGCCAAGGTCCGTGCCATCCGCCCGTCCGAGGTTCTTCGTAGCGACCCTCTGGTGGCAGCTATGAATGTTGCCGCAGGCAAAACCGATGAGGAACTGGATCAGTTCTTCCGCACCTACGCAGGAGTTTAAGGCATGTCGATCACTCTTGACGGCACCAACGGTATCACTGTGCCGCAAGGCGCAACGCAAGCCGAGGCTGAGGCTGGTGTCAGCAATACCGTATTGATGACGCCGCTTGGTACTGAGCAGCATATGGTCGCGAATGATCTTGGGTGGGGTCAGACTTGGCAGAACGTATCCGGTAGCCGTACTTACAGCACGTCGTACCAGAATACGACTGGGCGGCCCATTCAGGTATCTCTCACACTAGATACCACAGGCCGTCAAATTCAGGTTTCCTCAGACAACTCAACATGGGTTTCCGTGGCACAATCATCTGGCAGCACGACATCAATGTCATTTGTTGTCCCAAATGGTTGGTATTACCGTATCAACGGGGTGACGACCATTTCGGTATGGGCCGAGCTGCGCTAAGACCCGCTGGCTTCCACCTTCACCTTGCCGATGTGCATGGTGTTGATGATGATCATGCCGACCGGAAAGAAGCCCGCATTGTCGGGCTTCCGATAGAACTCCTCCACCAGAATGAAATCGCTCTCATTGATGGCATCAAGGAAGTCTTCGATGCTATCGACAGGGTAACGGCAGACGATTTGGTGGACCAGTTCGCCCTTGCGGGACGGCATGTTCAGGGTGACCAGAAATCTCATTTGCGAGCCTTGTATAATTTTAATACTTCGCGCTCCACATGTGGCCGGATCATCTCAGGGATGCGATCCAGCGCACGACGTCGCGCTTCCTTCGTTGGAAGCTTTAGCACGGAGACCGCGCCATCGTAAATGTGCTTGCTGCATGCCGACTGAATGCCCTGATCCTCGCTCTCCAACGGCACCTTGCCCATCAGGACGGCCTTGATGCGGTCACTGGGCCGCCTACCGCGCCAGATAGGCATGCAGGGCCTCCCATGCTGCATCAACCCCCAGAGCGATGCACACGAAGCTTCCAGCGGCCTGTGACGCGCGCAGGAAGGCGATCTGCTTGTCGCTGATGGAAGACTGCATGTGGTCGCGCCTTTTCAGCTCACAGACGAACGTGGGCGAGCCGGGGATGATAATGTCGGCGGCCCCAGTGGTCAGGCCTTCCGACTTCTCTGTGGCGGCCTGCAGGTGGGTGCGCTTGCCTTCATTGCGGACATGGAATGCGATGATGCCGAGCGTGTCAGGGTATTCTCGCCGGAGGCGCGAAAAGAAGGTCACCTGCTCCAAAGTCTCCTTTGGGCAGGTGCCACGGTAATTGGTGTCGCCATAGATCGGAATGTCATTCGGGAGCAGCATCTGCGGGGCGTCCATATGCGAAGACCCGATAGTAGGTCGTTGCGGGGTCTAATTGATAAGTGATCGTCTCGGGTTTTTCTTCGCCTAGTTCTTTTAACATAGCCAGATCGCGCTGGCCAAGGACGTTGGTCGGGTTCTTCATGATCCAGTAGGAGAATGACCTGTAATCGGTCACCACGTCAATCTTCCACGTCTCCTTGCCGCTGCGCGCGATGTGCGGGCGTTTTGCCCATGTCACCACGCGGTCGGTCTGCTTGCGTGTCGGGTCTTTCTTCAAGGCCTTGAACTCAAGCTTCAGCTTGTCGTTCGGGTCAACGATCTCGCCCTTGCAGGTGGTGCAGTACCGCGCCGCGATGTCGTTTTCGGCGTTGCAGTGCGGGCACGGCTTGAAAGTCCAGCGGTAGGTGCATTGGATGCGATCCCCACCGATGGTGACCTTGGCCCCGCAGCGCCGACCGAAGTGCGCTGGGATGTGGCCCCACTCGGATTGGATGCGATTGCCATCAAGGTCGAGGAAATACCCGTTCTCGTCGATGGGGTAACCATCGTTGTTCGGGCGCGGCGTGAACTCGTTTTCCACGTCGCATAGCGGGCACAGGCAGTGGATGGTGGTATCTTCCTTGTCACCCTTGGTGACCTCCACCTTGGGGTTGAACACGTCGCCGTCAGGGCAATGGCGCGGCAGGTTCTCGGCATAGTCGAGGATCAGGCAGGTGTCCTTGAACTCTTCGATCCGCAGGCCGCGCCCGATGATCTGCTGCAGCAGGCCGACGCTCTCGGTGGCGCGCAGGATCGCGACCATCTCGACGTGGGTAGCATCAAACCCAGTCGTCAGCACCGAGACGTTCACCAGATACTTGATCCGGCCCGCCTTAAAGTCACTGATGACCTTGTCGCGCTCTTTCTTTTCGGTCTCTCCGGTGACGATAGCCGACATGTCCGGCGGCAGGCTCTCCATGCACTCCTTGGCGTGCTTGACCGTGGCGGCGAAGATCATCACGCCGCGCAGGAAGGCGGCCTGAGAGATGATGTCGGCGATGATGGCGGAGGTTTTGCGGCCCTGCCCGTGGTAGGCGCGGTCGATGGCGAAGCTGTCAAACTGGCCGCGCGCGTTCAGCTGCATGTCCAGCGTCTTGTACCCGTCAACGGCTGGTTTGCCG